CGTCTCCTCCGAAAGCTCCGCGCTTCCCGCGTACCAGCGCGTCACCACCGCATCGAACTACGACACCACGGGCTTCCCGCTGTACCTCAAGTTCGACGGCGTAGACGACACTCTCGTAGGCCCTGCAATCAGCAATGTGATCTCAGCGTCGGCTTATGAGGCTTGTGTTGGCGCGAGGTTTAATGCTGTCACGACCAACAGCGTCAACTCTTGGGAAAATCAGTCTCTTGTAGCAGACAGCGCAGGTTATGTTGGCATCGGTATGGCAAGGTCTACTGGCGCTGTCGGGGCATATAACTTTGATGGGGCCCAAGACGAAATAACCGTGGCGATGACCCCGCCAGCGACGATTGTGCTTCAGCAGCGGCACAGCGGTGGCAACCTAATTGTCTCGACAAACGGCGGCGCAGAAGTTTCAACGGCCTCTGGCAGTACATCAGCGTTGTTTGGCGCGCTTCAGTTACTCAAGGCGTATATCTCAGGCTTTACGAATGGGCGGCTTTATGGCGCCATCATCCGCAATACTGCATTCACAGATGCCGAACGTACCAATGTTCGCACATGGATGAACAACGTGACGAAAGGGTACTGAGATGGCTGACACCTTTTCGACGCTCATCATCCAAGCCGCAGACGCAGACACCGCCCGCGCCATCGCAGCCGCCTTCGGACCCGGTGGTGTCGGCATGTGGACTACACCGCTGTCTGCTACAGGGCAGGAGCCCGCCACGCACTACATCTCGTCGGGCTACATCCCCGAGGAGTTCGTCTCCCTCGCGCCCTGCACGACATGGGAGCAGGATGAGACCGGAAACTGGATTGCCTCCGACATCTATCCCGGTGATGCCGCCACGGTCTACGCCTACGCTGAGATGGGCGGACTGCCTATCAGCCTCGTCACCATCCAAGGCATCTTCTCCCGCGCCGACTGCTCCCCGCAGGAGCCGTTCGTCCACATGGGGCGGATGGGGCTGAAGATCGTGCAGCCTGCGGCTGACGTTTAACAAGGATCAGCACAGAATGGATGACAACGCGAAAGAGCTGATAAAGCGCGGCAACAAGCTCTTCGAAGCGAAGGCTCCGTTCGACAGCCTGTGCCAGGAGATTGCCGTCAACTTCTACTCGGCCCGCGCCGACTTCACGACGAAGATCGAGCTTGGCAACGAGTTCGCCAGCCACCAGGTGGACAGCTACCCGGAGCTGGTGCGGCGCGATCTCGCCAACGCCTTCGCCTCGATGCTGCGCCCGTCGAACCAGCAGTGGTTCCAGGCGCATGTCGATGACGACCTCGAGCAGGACAATTCTGTCCGTGCCTACCTCGAGTACATGAACAAGGTGACCAGCCGCATCCTCTACGACCCGGCGACGAACATGCGCCGCACGGCAGCCGAGGCCGACAACGATCTCGCGGCCTTCGGCAACGCCGTCGTGTCGATCGTGGACAACAGGCAGCGCGACGGCATCGTCATGCGGGCCTGGCATCTCAGGGACTGCGCCTGGGCGGAGGACGAGATCGGCAACGTCTCGGCGCTGCACCGCAAGCAGAAGATCACGCTGGGCAACCTTGCCCGGCAGTTCGGCGCCGACAAGTGCCCTATGAAGCACCGCTACAAGCTGGACAAGGATCCGATGTTCGAGATCACGATCCGGCACTGCGCCATCGCCAAGGACAACTATGATCCCTACGGGTCGAAGAAGAGCTTCGGCGGGCTGCCGTTCTACAGCGTCTGGTACACGGAAGAGGGCGAGCTCCTCGCCGAGGTTCCCGAGCCGTCGATGCCCTACATCGTGCCGCGGTGGAGCAAGGTCTCGACCTCACAGTACGCCTTCAGCCCGGCGACGATCATCGCGCTCCCCAACGCGCGACTGATCCAGCGCATGATGCTGACGCTGATCGAGGCGGCCGAGAAGACGGTGGATCCGCCGCTTGTGGCCACCCACGAGGCAATCAAGTCCGAGGTGGATCTCTCCGCCGGCGGTATCACCTGGGTCGATCGGGAATATGACGAGCGGCTGGGCGAGGCGATCCGGCCCCTGAACCTCGGCCGCAACGTCGGCCTCGGCGTCGATCTCCTCGAGCGCCAGCGCCAGATGCTGGCCGAGGCGTTCTACCTTTCGAAGATCAACCTGCCGCAGAGCAGGGAGAAGACGGCATACGAAACCGCCAGACTGGTCGAGGAATATGTCCGAAATGCGCTGCCGCTGTTCGAGCCGCTCGAGGACGAATACAATGCCACGCTCCTCGACGCGGTCATGTCGAGGGGCTTGCGGCTTGGTGCCTACGGCCCGCCCGACATGATCCCCGAAGCATTGAGAGGCAAGGACGTGCGTTTCCGTTTTGTGAACCCGCTGCGCGAGGCCATGGCCAAGCGCAAGGTGATGGCCTTCCAGGAGAGCACGCAGATCCTGGCGGCGGCCGCCCAGTTCAAGCCGGAGGCACTGGCTGCGATCGACGTCAACGCCATGATGCGGGACGCGCTGCATGGCGCAGGCGCACCGGCGGGCTGGATGAAGTCCGAGGAGATGATGGCGCAGGAGCAGGCTGCCGCGATCCAGATGCAGCAGATGCAGCAGCTGGCCGGCATGGTGGGCGCCGGTGCCGACGTTGCCAAGAAGGTGAGCCAGGCCTCGATCGCCGCCCAGCTGGCGGAGCAGGGGCCCAGCCCACAAGCCGCGGGGATGATGGGTGGCTAAACTGCAGCCTTGGCGCCCGTGGCGTCCTGTCGAGGTCAACGTCTCCACGGTCGTCGGACCGGGGCTTCTCAACAAGGCCGACGCCTTGGCGATCAAGATGGTCGCCCAGGGCGAGGCGACGTCCGAGCAGCAGAAGAGGGCGCTCGAGGCCATCGTCGGGCGCATCGCCTGCGCTGACGAGCAATCCTGGCGGGCCGACGATCACGGCGGCACGCGGGAGACTGACTTCAGCGAGGGCAAGCGATTTGTGGGCCTGCAGGTCCGCAAGATCGTCAGCGTCCCGCTGGAGATCCTGACCGGGGAAGACACCCGCCGGTCCTAACCGCCGTCACCCCGCTCACGCGGCACGGCACACCCAAGAGGACAGATGTCGGAAGAACTAGCAACGGGCTCACAGCCTGCCGAGAAGGATACGGCTGCGCCGGTGGCATCGATCGCCGAGACCGGAGCGCCTGCGGAGAATACGGAGACGAGCGCCGCGGAAGCTGCGGAGAAAGTGGCTGACAGTTTCAGCTGGCCGGAGGACTGGCGCGACCGCCTGTCGGGCGGCGACGACAAGCTGAAAAACTTGCTGAACAGGTACACCGCACCCGATGCCTTCGCGAAGGCCTTCAAGGAACTGCGAGCTGCCTATGACAGCCGGAAGCCTGCGAAGGACGAGGCGGCGGAGCTTCCCGAGAACGCCACTGAGGAGCAGCTGGCGGCCTACCGCAAGGCCAAGGGCATACCGGACAAGCCGGAGGATTACGAGTTTGAGGTGCCGGAGGGCAAGGAGCTTTCCGACAGCGAGTACGAGATCATGATAGATTTCGCCAAGGCGATGCATGAGACGAACATGCCCGCCGACACGGTGAAGAAGATCTCGTCCTGGTTCCTCGAGTACGAGGACATCGTCGCGCAGAAGAACGCCGACCGCGCCTACGAGGCGCGCCAGGAAACGGAAGAGAAGCTCCGCGCCGAGTGGGGCGGAGACTACCGCGCCAATGTCAACCTGATGTCGAACGTGCTGCAGGAGCACCTCGGCAGCGCGGCGGGAGACTTCCTCTCTCAGCCGATGATGGACGGGACGAGGCTTGGAGACAACGAGACCTTCATCCGGCTGATGGCCGATCTCTCGCGCAAGGTGGGTGGATCGACGGCGGAGCTCTACACGACCGACGTCCACACGACGGGCCAGAGCCTTGAGACCCGCAAGGCCGAACTGATGAAGATGATGAACGACCCGGATCCGGTCGTCCGCAAGAAGTACTGGGCGCAGGACACGCAGGCTGAACTGCAGCGCATCCAGTCCGCTCTGATGCGGCGCGCCGGATGAGCGACGACAAGGTCGTCTACCTGAAGGGCTCCGCTCCGGCGGCGCCTTCCGATGACGACGCCGAGAGCCGCACTGCGCTTCGTGGCGTCTTCCGAGATGCGATGAAGGATCTCCGCGCCGGCAAGTTTCGCGCGGCGGTGATCGTCACGCTCGAGGAGAGCGACGCAGTGATGTGGCGGATCGGCGGCTCGTTCTCGACGGGCGACGTCGTCGCCGCCCTCGAGGTCACCAAGATACATATGATGATGGAGGACTAGATGGCATCCGTTCCGATGGTCACCCATTACGTCGGCTCGAAGAAGCCGAAGCCCGGCAAGAAGATCGTCAAGCCGGGCAAGAAGAAATCTCGCTGACGCGAGTATCGCCGGCACCCCGCCACGAGCGGCCCGGCAACACCGAACTGAACCAATAGCAGAAGTCTAGCCCTGCAACGCGAGTGGAGCCCCTTCGGGCACCGCTCCGATCTCGCACGCGCAGACACCCGACGACTGAAGCGCCCCTCAACCTAATCAGAGGAGTGCTACAGATGGCACTTAATCCTACTCAGATCCTGTACCGGGACGAGTACGTTGCTTCCTTCGAACAGCGTCAATCCTACCTCCGCGACAGCGTCACGACCGAAGCCATGATCAAGGGCGCCTCGGCCGTGTTCCTCGTCACCGGCAAGGCCGACACCATGAAGGAACGTGGCGTCGATGGCCTCATCCCGGCGGCGTCCGAGATCGACACCCAGGTGACGATCACGCTGAAGGAAATGCATCACCGCGCGACCGCCACTGGCTTCGACATCTTCGGTGGCCAGTCCGATCGCCGTCGCATCCTTCAGGAGCGCGGCATGAAGGCTGCCAACAAGGAGATGGACGACACCATCCTGACGGCGCTGAACGCCACGACGACCAACTACAACTCGGGCAGCGCCATCACGCTGTCCTATGCGAAGCTGGTCGATATCATCTCGGATCTCTACGAGAGCGAGGTGGACAACGACGGCATGATCACCTGCGTGTGGTCGCCGAAGACCTACGCCCGCATCCTGACCTTCGCCCAGGCGACCTCGGTTGACTATGTCAACTCGAAGCCGCTGGTTGACAGCTATCAGGCTCCGTTCCGCTTCCTGGGCGCGATGCACATCATGCATCCGCGTGTTCCGGGTGTCGGTACGTCTTCCGCGAAGAACTACGTCTATCACAAGGCCGCCATCGGCCACGCGATCGACACCGGTTCCATCAAGGTGGACGTGGGCTACAACGGCGAGCATGACTACAGCTATGCCCGTCATTCCATCTATCACGGCGCCAAGATCCTCCAGAACGCTGGTGTGATCGAGGTCACGACCGATGATACGGCCTCGTTCTAACAAGGAGTGATCTCTAATGGCATATGTACCTGCCGAACTGCGCCTCATGGTTCCGTCCATGAAGGCTGACAGCCCGCAGCTCTGGTCTCTCCAGGGCACGGACGCTGTAACCGATGTGGATGCTGCAAACTTCATCACCGACGCTCTGACGCGCGGCATGAGGAAGGGCGACATCATCCTCTACACCAAGTGGGACAACATCAGCACCAAGGCGACCTGTCAGGGTCACCACATCTTCTCGGTGCTGACCGTTGCCTCCACCGGCGCCAACCTGTCGGATGGCACCGCCGTGACGGCGACCAACTCCGACTAACGACCTTGAGAGGGGGCCAATCCCGGCCCCCTCTTTTTCTCACGAGGAATAGATGAAGGCTCTCAAACCGACCGCGATGGATCACAGCCATTATGTGCGGATCCACATGACTGCCACGGTTCCCGCCGGCACGACGCTGGATGATGTGACCGCGCCGACCTACTGGGCGAACCTCGCCTACCGGCTGAAGCCGAACGCCATCATCGAGGTGATCTCCGAGGACAATGCCCTCGACTGCGATCTCCGGGTGATGGAGGTCGGGCCCACCTTCGCGAAGGTGCGGGTGATCCGCCACTACGTCGAGGCGGTTGCTGCCAAGCGCGCAGCCCCGAAGGAAATGCCCGCAGATCTCGTCGTCGATTACGGCGGCAAGCAGGACCGCTGGCGCGTCGTCCACAAGGGCGAGGTGATCAAGGCGGGGCTTGGCACCGAAGCCGAGGCCAACAAGGCCGCAGAGGAATACCGCAGCAAGATTGCTGCCTGATGAAAGGGTGAGGCCGCCATGCCGAGCAAGTTGGGCCTGTATAATGATGCGCTCCGCGCCATCGGCGACCTTCGCCTTTCCTCGCTCACCGAGGACACCGAGGCGCGCTATGTCCTCGACGACGCCTGGGACGATGCCGTCGAGTTCATGTTCTCGGAGGGCTTGTGGAACTTCGCCACCAAGACCCAGCTGATCACGGCCGACGCCGGCCAGCCGCCGATCCCCGGCTTCAGCTTCACCTTCGACAAGCCGCTGAACTGGGTCCGCACCATCACCATCTCGGCGAACAGCCTGTTCACCGAGGAGGCGATGTACCGAGACGAGGGTGACAGGATCTACTCGAACTGGGAAGAGCTCTACATCCGGTTCATCAGCAAGGAGAAGGCCGTCGATGACCAGATCCCGAACTGGCCTCCGACCTTTGCCAAGGCGGTGGCAGCCTATCTCGCGATGGAATGCGCCGAGCGTCTGTCCGGTAGCGGCTCCAAGGCCGAGGCCCTGATGGCGCAATACAAGGACATCCTGGCGTCTGCGAAGAACAAGGACGCCTTGGACCAGTCCAAGATGATCTTCAAGCCCGGGGCGTGGCTCCGGTCCATGCGCGGCTCATCCGTGCCGCGCGATCGCGGTCCTCTGTCGGGGTACTGATCTAGATGGCACGAGCACAGGTTCCATTCTTCGCCCTCAACGCGGGCGAGGTCGGCAGGACGGCGCTGGCGCGCGTCGATCTCGAGAAGATGCGGCTTGCCGCCGAGAGCATGGTCAACTTCGTGCCGACCGTGCTGGGCCCGATCTCGATGCGTCCGGGGCTGAAGTATTTCGGTTCGACCTACGACGACGAGAAGTGCCGGCTGCTGCCGTTCATCTTCAACGCCTCGACCACGTCGCTGATCGAGATCACGCCTTCGGGCATGCGGGTGCGGACGGCCGACAACCTGATCACCTACCCTGACCACTCGACGGTGCTGACCAATGGCGCCTTCAATGGGATCACCGCAACCTACACCCGCTCGACGACCACTGTGACCGTGACCAGCACCAGCCACGGCATGACGAGCGGCGACGTGATCTATTGCGACTTCACCAGCGGCGGCGCGCTCGACGGCTTCTACACGATCACCGTCACCAACGCGAATGCGTTCACCGTCACGACGGTCGCTTCCGGCACCATCACGACGTCGAACGTCACCTACTATCGCGGCTG